AACTATTAGAAAATCCAATAGATGATAAATCAGAAACTTTCGAAAAATATTTAGTTGCATTAGGCGTATTTGAAGGATGGAAAACAAAAGATGATAAAGAAAAAGAGGCACTTCAAAGAAATGCCTCAAGATTATTATTTAGTCGTCCTTAAATGAACCACTAATTAAAAACAAAAGCAATTGAACTATCAATGGAGCTAGGATTTGATGAAAGAAATATTTGGCTATAACTTGAACTGGTTGATTTGCTAAGTCAGGAAACGTCAAGCGAAACCAAGCAATAAACTTTTTATCTTTTGATAGCGCTTCAATTGTTGTGCTTTCGATATCGGTTAAAGTTTCATCAGTACTTAAATCTAGTTCAGAAGGCTCTGTGATAGCTAAAGCATCCATGTCCAGTATTTCGGTAATGCTTTGTGTTGGAAGCGTAGCATTTAAATCTTGCAATGATTTTTGAAATGCTAGCATTTCTCTCCATGGAGCGCTATCAATTGGTGAAATAGTAGGAAATATAGACTTATGCATTGAAGTCATTGAGTCCTTTATCAATTGGCTGACTTGTAGAGCTGGCACATAAACCGATGATGTTTGTTGGACAAAATGAAAATAGGAAGAAGTTGCCATGTTTAACTGTGCTTGCATAGCTCTGGAAGGGGCATATAATTCTTCAATAAATTTTCGCTGTTGTTCTAAAGATTTAAAAAATTTGTCATTGGAAATTTCATCTAATCGAGCCATAAATTCACCTCCTTTCAGAGTAATTATAGCACTGAGGAAGGAGATGCGGAGGTAATACAAATGAAAGAAATTAAAATTGCAGGAAAGTTAGAGTGTGATTTCAATACTCAATTAAAGCGACATATGGATAATGTGGGAAATAAGTTAAATGATCTAGTAGATGCAATTAAGTTAGCAAAAAAAGACGGATACAACATAAAAGTAGATATTAGCAAATTAGAAAAAGAAGAAATGAAAAGAGAAGTAGCAAATCTAAAGGAAAAAGCAAATGGTATTAGGCAAGATACATTAATAGTTAAAATCAATACTCGCAGTACATTATCAAAGTTGAATGAAATGGTAGAAAAAGCAGATGAGATAAGAAAAGAGCACAATTGTAATTGCACTCTTTTCATCAAAATAATTTAAGCATTAATAGTTGCCATAATAAACAACTTCAACTTCATTCATTAGTGTGGATACAGAGACTTCACCAATGAATCGGATGCTAGTTGCAGAACTTAATAAGAAAAAATCGTTAAAATTTGTATATTTAGTTTCTTTATCTCCGTGCGAAACAATAATTTCTTTTAAATTAGGGACTGCAATTTCAAATCCACTTTTAAGTTTAACTACTGCGGTCATATAATCACCTCCTTTCAAGGTGATTATACCAATTCTGAAAGAAAGATGAAATAGAAAGGAAATGTGTAGTAATGGAAAGTATTCAAACAAAATATGTGCCTATTAGCGTCCTAGCCAAGATGTGGGGACGTAGCAAGATGTATATCTATAGAAGAATAGATATGATCCGCAATGAAGGTAAGTTTGACCAAATATGCTTGCAGTTGGGGCCGCAGCAAACTTTAGTCAATACAGAGGAGTTTGAAATGTGGATGAAGGGCCAACATATGAAGTGGCTAAAGGGGGCATAGAAGATGAATATTATAAATTTAATAACAACCGTGCAATGGTGCTTGGGAATATTGGGATTAGGCCTATATTGCGGAATTGAGCAAGCAGAAGGTTGGCAAATATTAATCAATGTGGTCCTAACAATAACAACTGGCATCACAATTTGGATGTTAAACAGAGTTAAGGAGGTGATAAATTATGATACTCAGAAAAGAAAAAGCAATGGATCTACTAATAAGATATTTAAAGTTCACTAAAGAAGAAGCTGAAATATTGAAAGAGTCTATTACAAGCATAACTGTAAATAACAAAGCTACTAGCATGGACTTTACAATATTGGCTAATGGATGCGCCATATTCTTGAAGCGTAAAGAAGGTAGTTATGAAATGCGAATTACAGGGAAAGGCCCAATTAAGGAATATACATTCTATCTAGCTGAAAGAACAAGAGGGATATTGCTTGATGCGGTGTGTAATGAGTAAACATTGCAGTCATTGCAGTATATGTGATGGCTGCAATAAAAAAGGCCATGCCTACATTCATTGTAGACAGGCCAAAGGAATAATCTGCATGGAACATTGCGATGCATGTCAATATTTAGAAATAGTACAAGGGGACATGCATTGCAACTATCCAAGGCAAAAAGAAAAGGCCACTAATTAAAGTGGCCTAATCAAGCACGTAATTACGTACCAAACCTAACGTAATTATAGCACATGGACATAAAAAAGACTAGGGAAAAGCTTATTTAAAGGCTTTTTTATTAACTAGATATAACATATTAACAAATCAACCATGGGGAGTAATTACGATGAGGAAACGTAAAAAAGTCATATCTAAAAACATGATAGAGGTACTTGATTATCACACATCAAGAACCTATAGAAAGAATGGCAAGCGTGTAAAAAAGAAAAGTACAACAATTGAAGCGCAGAAAAAGCAAAATGAAAAACAAGCAGAAGCAATGCTGCGTATGTTGATTGATAATAACTTCACTACAAATGATTGTTACATCACACTCACATATAAAGAACAGCCTGCTACATGGGAAGATGCCAAGAAAGATATTCAGAATTTTATAAGAAGGCTAAAGCGAAGATATAAAAAACTGGATAAAGAATTGAAATACATTTACATAGCAGAAGGGAAAACAAGAATACATTTCCACATGATCATCAATAATGCAGAACTATATTCAGATGAAATTAATGAACTCTGGCCACATGGCATGCATAAGTTGATGTTGTATCAAGGAAGAGCAGAAGATGCGGTGAGATTAGCAAGCTACTTTGTGAAAGAAAAAAGAAGTGCTTGCTATTCAGATAAAGAAGATGCATTTAAACGTAGATGGAATAGTAGCAAGAATTTAGAAAAACCTAAAGTGAAAACGGAGATTTTAAAGCCAAGCGAATGGAGAGATTACATCCAGCCGCCAAAAGGTTATTACGTAGAAACAGATAGTGTAGTTGAGTCTGTATCAGATGAAGGTTATCCTTACAGATTTTATAGACTAATAAGAATTGAGGAGGTAAGACATGGCACTACTAGGAATAGGCATTGTAATAGGAACGATACTAGGCGTATCAATAATTGCACTATGTGTAATTAGCAAAGAATGTGAGAAATGGGAGGAAAAAGTAAATGATAAACGTAAATGAGGTATTTTTAAGCGGCAACGTAGTAGCAGATGCAGAACTACGATACACAAAAACAGGAAAGCCAGTACTCACATTTAGAATGGCAACCAATAAATATGTGAATGAGCAACAGAGTACACAATATCACAACATTGTATGTTGGGTTGATGCGGAATTATACAGTGGGTTACGTAAAGGTGATTTTGTAGCAGTAAATGGCGAATTAAGAACTAGATCCTATGAAAAAGATGGAAGTAAAAGATACATTACAGAGATTGTAGTCAAAAATCTTACATATGGTCTTAAACAAAATGAAAGCGCAGCAAGTAACTTTGATAATGGGTTTGTAAACGATGATGAGAATATTCCATTCTAGGAGGAAATAAAAAATGAGAAGAGGTAGGCCAAGAAAGATATGCAGTCATTCATTTGGACCAGCTAAAAGCGGTGCATTATGGGTAAAAACATCATGTCCTAAAGGGAAAACATCAATAAAAGTATTCAAAGGCAAAACAGCAGGCACATTATATTGGCTAAAAAAGAAGAATGTGAAGATTGCCCTGCATATAGTCCGACAAAGATTTATGCAAAATAGGAGACAGCATGAAACCGTTAATATATAAAGGTCTGCGGAAGAACGTAAATAGGACAGAGTGGGTAAGTAGTGATGAAATAAAGCAAAGCTACTCACAAATAAGACTATTAGCAGTAGAAAACGATACATATGCGTGGGTACCGATTGAGGACGGAACACTATGTAGAGGAAGTGAAGCAAAAGACACAACAGGGCAAAGAATATACGAAAAGGACCATATAGAGTTTGATTGTAAATCAGTACAAGATACTCCAATGGTAGGGGAAGTATATTACAGTATTGATAAATTCCAATGGAGATGTAAAGCAATCAACGAGCAAAACAAAGAAAATGATGCGGTACTAGATTTTGACTTAGCATTTGTAGTAAACAATGGAAATGCAAGAGTAGTTGGTAATAGATTAGAGGGATATGAGCATGAATGATAGATACAGAAATGTGTGTAAGGCACATGATCATATCGTAAGGTGCAGAACAAAGGAAGGGAAAAGAATATTCATACCACGTTGGGGATATGTGATAATTCCTTCTGATAAATTACTAGTTGCAAGAATAAAAAGAAACGCTTACAAGGTGAATAGAAAATTTAATCAATGGGCAAGGAGTTATTATGAAACCACCATGCAGGGAGTGCAAATTTAGAGAAGTAGGGGGTCACAGTAAATGCGAAAGTTATATTCAATGGAGAGCGCAGCTAGATAAATATAACGAGCAAAAGAATATGCAAGGAGATACCTATAAATATGTGGGGGATAACGTAAGAGCCATTAGACATAGAATGAGAAAGTTAAAAGGATATAGTTGCACTGTAAGGAATTGAGGTATTAGCTAGATGAAAGAAAATGTATATACGGTGACACCTACAGAGAAATACATAAGGAAGGAGGAGGGAACATTTGAACGAAAGTGATATTCAAAAAGCATTAGGAAAACACTTATACTTGCAGAATGTTTGCATACCAAATGTTTTAATGTATCAAAAAGGACATAAAGAATATGAGGCAGATTTGATTTACTTTGGGCATAAATCTGATTACTTAACAGAGGTTGAAATAAAAGTCAGCTTTCAAGATTTTAAAAATGATTTTAAGAAAGCGGAATATCACAGCCATCCTAATGTTAGAAACCTATATTATGCATTCCCATTTGATATGTATATGCATTTTAAGCAAGAAATAGATAAATTAATTGGTGATGCAGGAATTATATTAATTGATGCAGCATTAGATAACAATTTTGAGAAATATTATTATGTATTGCGTTATGAAAAGCGAAGTAAAGCTATAAAAAGTGCTATTAGCTTAACTGAAAGAGATAAATTGCATTATTTAAAATTAGGATGCATGAAATGGGTAAATAGATAGTAATTAAGAGATATTTATAAAGGAGATATCATGAAAATAGTAGCATTTACATTAGGAACACAGAAAAGAATATCCTTCACAAAAGAAAATAGTAATGGATTTATAGAAGCGTATCAATTAAATACACGAGATATGTTTAGGCCGGAACTACGAATGGCTTATGAAAAGGCAAAAGATTTTTTATTAGAAGCATTTAGTACGTTTAAATTTGCAAAAGCAGATGCACTTATTATTACAGCGATGGGTATTCAATGGGATAAAGATTTCCCACTAATGATGAAAAAGGTAAGATTTAACATAACATTAAATAATAAGACGAAGGATGTTTGTAAAATTCAAACATCATGGATACAGGTAACAGAAAAGAACCAAGCAATGCTAGAACCAATTGTTGATAAGATAGAAGCGTTTGTAAATGGAGAAAGAGCGCAAGGGAAATTATTTATAGATGATATTAAACCAGTACCAATGGCAACACAGAGACATTTAGCAGAGTATGAGACTGATGAATTTGATGCGGATGATGTGAAAGTATTTCATGTAAATGATATTACGGTAAAAGGGGTTACACAATGACAAAAGATAAACCATTAATTTATGTGGCACACCCATATGGAGGAAATGAAACCAATAAAAGTAAGGTTGATAAAATTATGTCAACGCTAGTTACAATGGATCCTGCTCATGTATATGTATCTCCAATCCATAATTTTGGGATGGTATATTTTGATAAAGAATATGCGAAGGGATTGGAAATTTGTTTAAATCTTTTAGAGCAATGCAAGGGCATTATATTGTGCGGTGATTGGCAATACTCTAAAGGTTGTATAGGAGAATGGGCATATTCTACAGCAAGAGGAAAGGAAATCTATACTTTATCTGAATGGATGTCAAAACAGAAAATAGGGATAGAGGTTGCTATATGACAGGAAGGGAATACTTATATTTAATTAGGAATACAGATTTAAATATAAGATGTAAGGAACGTGAAGTGTTTAGACTGAGACAGGACATCATGAGTTTACAAGCTATAGATTACAGCAAGGATAGAGTGAGTGGAGGGAAACCAATAACTATAGCAGATAAAGTAGCTGAACTTGATGCGGTTACAGAGGAGCTTATGAAAGAATGGAGTAAATATTTACGTGAACGTGAATATGCTAGATTTTTAATTGAGCAGCTAAAGAGTCCAAAGCAGAGAGTTGTGTTGATAGACCGATATATTAATGGATGTACTTGGGAGAAGGTAGCAGAATTAGTAGATTGTTCAAGGCAAAATATTCATAATTTACATAAGCGTGCAATTAGAAATTTTGAAGAAATTTATAAAAAGGTTGCTATTATTTGACACTCAATATATGAGATACTGTATGTGGGCATGAATGAAAAGAACACTTTCAAAAAGCCTACTAGAAAAACTACACGCTATTAAGGACTACATCATACTTAGGTCGCACAACACAGTATGATGCGGTCCTTTTTAGTTTATAAGGGGTATTTGATGAAACACAAAAGAATTACATCAAAGAAAACAATTCAAGAGGTACGGAAGCAATATTGTGAGATATGCGGTCAACGTACAAATATAGAACCACATCATATTAATACACGTGGTAGTGGTGGTGGAGATATTAAGGAGAACTTAATACAACTATGCACGCAATGCCATATCAATACACATAGTGGACAATATCCAACTAAAGATGATTGTCTTAATAAAGTAGCAGAGCGTGAAGGTATTACATATGATGAAGCATATGCAATTAATCGTAGAGCAATGGGATATGATGTATGACTAGAATAAATTGTAATAGGGGTAGATGCTTAAATAATAAATATGGCATCTGTACTGCAGACACAATTGAATATGAGGGAATATGTCAAAGCTACATTACACAGAATGATGCAAGAAAAACTAATTGCGGACTATGTAGAAGAACACATGGAAAGTTAAAGCGTAATAGCAATACGGTATTAAAGTAGAGGTGATGCAATGCTAAAAGCATGTAGCTATTGTGGAGGAATACATGAAGGCGAATGTCCACATAAACCAAAACGCAACTACAAGCAGGAGCATGCAAATGCATCTGATAGCAGAAGGAAAGAACGAAAGTTCAGAAGCAGTGTTGAATGGCAAGACTGCAGAAGAAATATATTAGATCGTGATAAACATCTATGTAGACTATGCTTGCACGAAGATAATTATATTAGTGTAGGGCAACGCTTAGATGTACATCACATTGAACCATTACACGAAGCATGGAAGAAGCGTACTGATGAAAAGAATTTGATTACATTATGCAAGATGCATCATTACAAAGCAGACCATGGAGAATACAAGAGGGAGTACTTGAAAAAAATAATTAGTACCCCCCCTACCATAAAATAATTTTTTTGCGAAAAAGTCCAAGACCGTACTGCTCACCACAATTTACACAATTTTCCCTAATGGGACATGCGTGCGCACGTGAATATATATTTATTTATATAGGAACTATACAAGGCAGCGGAAAAACACAGGAAAGGAGGTGGACACATGAGAAAAGCTGTATCTGCAAGGGTTACCAAGAAGCACTTAACAAAAGCTGAAAAAGAAAAACGTATTGCTGTAGAAAATGCGTTCATTGATGATGCGGAAATTGAACCGCCAAGCTATCTAACTAAGACACAGTTAGAAGCATTTCATTTTATTATTGATGCATTAAGAAAAGCTAAAGTATTAAGTAGATTGGATACACAAACAATAATTCAAGCAAGCGTAGCTATTGATATGTTACATACTGCAAATAAGCGTGTGGCCAAAAGGCCAACACTTGCAATTGATAGAGAATTTGTAGCAACGCAAGAGAAGCTGGTGAGGACCTATTTAAAATTATGTGATGAATTGTGTCTATCTCCACAATCTAGGGCAAAGCTTGGAGTACTCGTAGCTAATCAAAAAGAAGAAGAACAAGATCCATTGCTCAATGTACTGCAAGGGGGTGTATTGAGTGGATAAAAAGCATCCTGCATATAAGTACGCAATGGATGTTGCAAAAGGGATTATCAATGCACCAAAGTATGTAAAATTACAGGTGAAAGAGTTCTTAAATATTGCAAACAATAAGGATAGACAGTACATTATTGATGATAATAAGGTACGGACTATTGGAGAATTGCTGAAATTATTAATAATGCCTAAAGGATTAAAGGCGAATATCACAGTATATGATGCCATGGCTGGGTTTCAATGGTTCTTCATTATTGCAATATTATGTACAGTGGAACGCAATAATAAAGAGAAAAGACGATATGAAAACGCAATACTTGAGATATGCAGAAAGAATGGCAAGACATTTATAATTGCTATTCTTTTTATTTTGCTATTTTTCATGGAACCTAAGTTTTCTAAATTCTATTCTGTAGCGCCAGATGGTTCATTATCACGTGAAATCAAAACTGCTATTGAAGAAATATTGCGTAGTAGTCCTGCTATGCTTGGCAAGATGAACGGCAAGGAAAAGTTCAAAATGTTGCGTGATTATATCCATTGCAACATAACAGAGAATAGATACATACCTCTTAATTACTCAACAGGACGGTTAGATGGTAAGTTGCCTAGCGTATTCCTAGTAGATGAAACAGGTGCATTGCCTAATACCTACGCAATTGAGGCTATGCGGTCAGGGCAATTGACTATCTTGAATAAGCTAGGTTTCATCATTTCAACTAAATATCCTACGCTAAACAATCCTTTTGAAGATGAAGTGGACTATGCAAAGCGTGTATTGAATGGTGCAGTAGATGATGATAAGGTGTTCGCCTTATTGTATGAGCCAGATGATACAAAAGGTTGGGCAACTAATGATGAAGTATTAGAGCAAAGCAATCCATTGGCTATTGAAGTAACAGAAATCATGGATGACTTGAAATCTAAACGGCAAGTAGCTATTGAGATTGAAAGTAAGCGTGAGAACTTTATAACTAAGCATTGCAACATTATTTATAGCGGTGCTGGTAGTGAAAGTTTTGTGAATATTGCGGACTTACAAAAAGGTGCAGTAGATCATATTGATTGGAATGGACGTGAAGTATTCCTTGGTGTTGACTTAGCTTTATCTACAGATAACTGTGCTGTAGATATGGTTGCATATGACGAGGATGAGGGAAAAGTATATTGGGATGCAAGGGCGTTTATTCCAGAAGATAGGGTGGACGAAAAATCAAAACTAGAACGCATTCCGTATCGTGATTTTATTAATGCTTGCTATTGCATTGCATGTGGCAATCGTACTGTAGATTATGGGGCAATCGAACGCTACATAATGCAAATAGAAGCCAAATATGGGGTTACTGTAATGGGTATTGGCTATGATAGGTGGAATGCCTTATCGACCGCTCAAAAGTTAGAAGATGTTGGATATACGATGGTTGAGATTAAACAACATTCAAGCGTATTGCACCCAGCGACTAAGTGGCTTGCAGAATTAGTCGCTGAGGGTAATCTTGTTTATGAAAAAGGCAACAAATTACTAGAAATCAACTTTGAAAACTCACGATGTGTGTACGATACCAATATGAACCGCTATGTGAATAAGAAGAAATCACGAGGCAAGGTAGATATGGTAGTGGCGGGCATTAATGCGATGTACTTACTACATCAAAATTACATGTTAAATAGTGCCCTTGATTGGGTAGTACAGATATAGAAAGGGGGTGAAACTTATTGAGTTGGGTTAAAAATCTGTTTGGAACAGAAACACGAGCCGATGAAAATACATTCATTGATACTGCAGATGAGGTAGACTTAACGCTTCCTAGCTATGATGCAACTACAACAGTTACACGGCAACAGGCTTTATCAGTACCAGCCGTAGCAAGTGCATTATTTCTTATATCTGGTATCATTGCTGGTATTCCAATTCGCTTGTATAAACGAGATGGGAATACCATAACAGAAATTATGAATGATGAACGTACAAAGCTATTGAACATTGAAACAAATTCAATACTAGGTGCATTTGAAACAAAACAAGCTATGATTAATGATCTAATCCTAGAGGGTTCTTGCTATTGTTACATAGGTAAGAATGGAAATGATGCGGAATCATTACAGTACCTACCTAAAAATAGGGTTAGCGTGCTAGATAATGGCAAGTTAATTGATAGAGTAGTGTATTACTTAGTTGATGGGTACTACTATGATAACTTCAATATCATGCGTGCGGTGCGTAACTCTAAAGATGGTGTGCGTGGCCGTGGTTTATTGGATGATAACGCAATGCATATATCCAGTATGTACAATGCATTAGTCTATGAAAATGGAGTAATTAGTAAGGGTGTACGTAAAGGATTCCTAAAATCTGAGGG